TAAGTATTTAGCCCATTCTTGTGCTTCGTTGTACCAATGCAAACCGCTGTATCTTTGGCTTGGCGTTGCTGATTCAATCCAACGTTCAAGGCTATTAAGGATTTTTCTGTCTGTAGTGTCTTTAAGTGTACGCTTAGTCATTTTGTAGTGTGTTTGTAGTGTGTTTGTAGTGTGGTTGCTTAGGCTTTAAGCTTCAATAGTGGATTCAGGGAAGCAAAAGGTGTAACCCTTGTCCGTTCCACCATATACCATCGTCGAGATATCCCATTCTAAATCATGCTTTTTGACTAACCCTTTGACAGCTTCAAAGTGGACTGCGACGTCGCTCAGTGAATGATCATAAGGGACAACAGCACTCAGGCCCCCCGCTGTTGCTTTGATGCAAGAGCCGCACCAGTCTGTGGCTGGTAGGAATTTTGTTTCGATTGCTTTCATAGTGTGTTGGTTGTGTGGTTGTGGATTAAAGGTAATAAGAAAGACTTTGAAACTTTCCAAAGTGCAAAGAGCCGCGCTTGCCTATCTCAACAAGCTTGCCGCCTAATTCGCCAAGAGGAGCAACGAATACAAGGCCATACTGTTCAAGTGGAAGAGTGCAACACACTGCCCCCCGTGTAATTTCTTCAAGTGCTTTAATTTGTGAATTTGTCATGTGTGTTTTGGTTTTGGTTTAGAGTGATGATGCAGTTTGTCGGATGCTGCGCCCCGTATTGAGTTGGATTAGATGCAGGCCATCCAAGCGGTGCAAGTTGGAAGCTCGCTTTCTTGAATGAGGCCTTTCTGCTCTAATGAGCTAATGACGCCGCGCAGTTGCTTCGTCGGAATTTTAGTTCCTTCTGAAATTTCGACAACAGTCATGTGCGGGATGGCGTCCCAGTCGTCGCCCGTAGCGATAGAATTTAAAACGTGCTGCTCTAGTTCTGTAATGTTTGTCATGTGTGTTATGTGTGTTTGGTTTGGTTTGTTTCGATGCAGTCGTTGCGTCGATATCGCAAAGAAGTACTAATTCTTCCGCCGTGGCGATAAAAATCTTTAATTAAATGAAAGAAAGTTTCGGAAGCCGCTTAAACAGTGGGCTAGGTGAGGTCTTACGAACCCCTTGATGGTAACGCAAAAACCCGCCTGAGGTGTAACAAAAGGGAAGGCTGTGTGTTGCTATGTGTCTATGTGTGGCGCTGTGTGTCCTGTGTGTGTATTGCTTGACTGTTGCTTGACCGTTGCTTGACTGCTGTGTGTCCTCTGTGTGTGTGTCCTGAGTGTGTGTCCGATGTGTGTCCTCTGTGTGTTCAATAGATGGAAACGCAAAAGCGCGTCATTTGCCACAAACGGACAAACGAACACAGACACATGTAACACACTCAGAAACACCTCATTGATCACACAAAGGCATTATATATCCGTTGTGTAGCTAGGAAAATAAAGGCATGCCCCCCTTGTGCTGACAAAACGCAGACAAATCACACAATATCAGGGGCCATGGGGGTCAGCTCAAAATCGACGATATAACGTATACCCTGTCACATTTTTATAAAAAAACAACAGGTCGTGCTAACGAGCACTCAGGGAACAGTCAGGAATCCCCTAGTAGAGACACGCTGAGAGGCCCTACAAGGCGTTCTAAAGTTCTACGAGGGTATCCATATACGAAAAGACCCCCAGAGGCACACAGGGCTCTCTGGAGGTCAACACACACACACGTGTTACACACAAAAGTTATTCGTAGTCATCGTAGTCATCCTCGTCGTCATCAGTAACCCACTCAAAGGAATCTTCGGTGTCTTGAAAGGTGTTCATGACGGCTTGGTGGTACTTACTGGCTTCTTGGAGGAGCCCTGTAGTGGCAAACGGGTCGCTATTAACAAACTCAAAGGAATACTGAGCATCTTCAGACTGGGCTACTATAATGTAGTTCCTGTAGTGCTCTCCTAGGAGTGCTTGAGCTTGTTCTAAAGGGTTCATTGTCTGGATTTCGGAGGCCATGGTAGTTACTCTTCGTGTAGATCAACGAGATCAGGGAGTACCTCTTTGGGATTCTTATGATAAGTAGAGGCAGTCATTGTAGTACCAACTTTGGCAAGTTCACGGCGTTGTTCACGAGTGAGCTTTCTAAGTTTTGAAGGTGGAGACCAATCGATGTCATCGTAGTTCTTACGCTGCTTGGCTGGGTTGTGACCCTTTCGGGGCTGATGACCTTTTCCCATGATTACATATAAAGGTTATTGAGCTTCTCAATCATGATCAGGATAGCCTCACGGTGGTCTTTTAGGACAGCTTCTTGATGCACGATGACTTCTGCGAGGGTCTCTAGGTTTTCCTCGGAAGTCTTGAGGGAATTATTGAGGAACACTAGGGCTCCTGAGGTTACTAGGATGTAGAGTATTAATATTGTGTGCTTCATATAGGTAATACTGGTTGGTAGTTACCACCTGTCAAACACTTTTACCTATTTTAAAGGAAACTCTTATCTCAACATAAGGAAAACTTTAAGGGAGGACTTATTACCAGCCAACTTACAAACACTCTTTTTCAAAGGTTCACTAAGTGTTTCCTAGTAGGGACTATTTTAAGGCTTGTTTCCACACCCTGTCAAGGGTAAATATCTCTAATTGTTAATTAATTTGAGAACACCTCCCTTATTCATCTTGATCGTAACCGTCGATTATACCACCTCTCCTAGTTATCTTGTTGACTATCAGGTAGTTAGAAATCTATCACGAGCCTTCAATCTTTTGTTCCCAAATAAGGTATTGTTCCTAGTTGACAACTACCTCTCTGGTAACAGGATAAGGGGTATGCACACACAATTCACATTAGATCTTGTTACTAAACTACCGTTTTCTGAGGTTCCTCGTAGTATGTGTAGAGGGGAGCCCTGTTTAGACCAGAAGGCACTCCAAGTGTCTGGTGTTAATTTTAGTTTTCGAGATAAACACCCATACTACGAGGGTCTTGTGTTTAAGAGTATGAATAGAGGTAGACAGAAATGGCAACCAATAGAAGCTAACGAAAGGTTTATTAAAAAGAATTTAAAAACAGCTAAAGAGCGTTACAATAATAATGAAGAGTGGAGGAAACAGAAAAACCAAGCCAATAGGGATCACTATCATACCGTTGAAGGTAAGGCTCAAACAGCTGCTAGGGTTGCTAAACGTAGAAAGACCCTCAATAACAACATCAAGCTTACACAGAATCTCCTAGATGCCCTTAGAGACGTCTATCACACCAGAGATGCCCTGACCCTTGCTGCTCGCTCCGCAGGCTCCTCAGAGTTCTTTCACGTCGATCATATCATGCCTCTGCAACATAAAGAATTATGTGGGCTACACGCTCCGTGGAATTTACAGATCCTTGAAGCATCCGAGAACCTCAGTAAGTCTAATAAGGTGTTACCAAGTTAAGCTGGCAGCTCCCCCTTTGTTCTTAAAGTAGGCGTCAGTAAACTTCTGTAGCTCCTGATCGAGCAACTCCACCTTACGCTCAGTCATCTTAACCTCTGCATCCTGCGCCATCTGCTCCGTCCAGTAAGCGACAGCGATAGATAAAGCATCCAAGCGGTCATCGTGGGTAATCGCTCCTCTATCGCGTGTGAGCCTCGACATTTGGTAAAAGAGGCTGTACTTCAACTGCGATTCATGAGGATACTTTTGAATAGTTTGGAAGTCATCCTTAACAACATCAGGATCCACCACTAGCCTGTGGCCAGCCATGACGGGCTCTAGGGTATCGATGATACGTTTCTCCTTCTGGGTGCTGTGGCGCACCTCTTCGATACTCACAGGATAGATACGAGTGAGTACAGGCTTGATCAGCTCATTAAACATGCCGTCACCAAAGTTGGTTTCTGTGACGATGTAATTGACCTTGTGTTCCTTAGCGAGCTCAGCGAGTTGCACAAGAGTATCCTCAGAGTAACCACCCGAAAGACCACCAGCCGCAGGCACATAGAGTGTACCGTTGAGCATCTTACAAACCGCATAACCAGTCTCATCTCGCCCTCGACCAGCAGGGTCAATTGCAAGGACACTACCAGTGTACGGAACCATATCTCCGAGTGTTTTAAACGGACGGTAATAGCGCTCACCTGCGAACGCCACATTGGGAACACTAGAGTCCCACTCACGGTCAGGATCACGAGCCCACACGTACCGCTCAGGGGCTACCTCGTTATCGATACTTGTTACTATCAGATCGGAAATCTTCAATGGAAACTTCTCGACGTCCGATAGCTTACTATCGAGCATAAACTGCATCGTATATCCAGCAGACCCATAACTGATCTTTCGTTCTGCTAGGTCTACATCAGAGAACCGCAAGGGCTCTGTAGATCTGTTCTCTTGCTCGGCGTCCACACAGATGCCCGCTACGTTGCCGTCATAGATCTTCTCGTTGTGACTCTGAGTGATGTGCGTAGCTGGCCAAATCTGGCTCTTGTAGCCACGCTCTTGGAGCTTTGTATAGATACTGTCGAACGTCTGAGGTGTTCCTAGGAAGAGAACCTTAGATGTATCGTCGGGCTTGAGAATAGCATCAAACTCTTTTACCTGTTCGCTAAGCTTCTCCCGCATCAACATCGTAGCGCTGTTATTAGCAACCTCGATGTCATCCGCAATGATAATATCCGCACGTGACCCTGTAAGCTGCGAGGATATACCGAGAGACTTCACTGAGGGCGCATGAGAGGCAGGAGCAGGGCCAACATCAAAGGAGATCTTAGACTGCCGCTGGTTGTCCTTGGGACGCAAGTGGTGAAGTATCGCCATCTCGTTAATAAGACGAAGCGTGAAGGTACTGAAGTCATCCGAGCGTGTCTTACTAGCAGACACCACAAGGATGTTCAGTGAGGGATCTAGGAGTAACTGGTGAACCACATAAGCGGAACAGATCCAGCTCTTCCCACAGCCTCGGAACGCCTGAACGATAGCCCGCTTGTCTCCATGCTGCATATAGTCAGCAATGTCATATTGTAAGGGCGTAGGATCAGGCAGATTAAGTTGCTTCCAACATAAATACAGGAAGTTCTTAAAGTCCTTGAGTTGTGGGGGTATCTCCATATGTTACTTGTTATTGCCTCGGTTAGTCTTCTTCGACTGTATCCGTAGGTTGCTCGACGAGTTGTTCTTAGGATTACGATCCTTGTGGTCTACGTCCATATTCTTTAGCTTAGCTTTGCCGTGTTTCTTGACCATCAGACGCCTTGCAGCTTTCCGCGAGTCATTCCTGCGACGTTGCTCAGGCTTCTTGTGGTAGTTCTCGTATTCTTTCTTGTAATCTCTAGACATAATATTAAGGGGCATCTGTGACGATATTTGCAGCCGTCATGTTGTACATAACAAAGTGAGCACTTCCCACATTGTCTTGAATTGTTGAATAGGTATCTCCGTCACCCATACGCCACCAGTGAGTAGGCGATGTGGCTAACTGAGAGAGGTCGTGGGTAGTCCCACCGTTGTAAATGTTGGACACATTGGAGTTCTGATTAGAGTCCCAGACAGCTACTTCGTCTACACGGCCACCA